GCCCCCCTGTGAAGTCAGCCCGTTATGACGCGCCCTTGAAACGGGAGGGACGTGCTTTCTGGCACGCGCCCTCCTTTTTTGTTTAGAGGCACGTCGCATGACCAGCACACCAGCACTGGACCGCATTTCTGACCAGCAGCCGGCACAGNNCCAACAAGTAGACCGTGCCACACAGGACGGACACGGCCAACAAGTAGGCCGTGCCACGCAGGCGGCGGCGCCGGCGGGGGGCGAAGAGCCGGTTGTGGCGGAACTTGTCGAGCCGCAGGCGGACGATGCGCAGGGCGAGTTTCCGGAGCATCTGCTGGCCGACGCCGGCTTGACGGCGGAGCAGGCGCGGCAGCAGTTCGGGACTCCCGAAGCGCTGGAGACGGCGCTGGACTTCCATCTGCAGAAGGTGATCAACGCCGGCCGCCAGCGCACCCAGGCCCAACCCCAGCCGACGCAACTTCCGGCGGGGCTTCAGGGACTGACGCCGCCTCAGCAATCTCCACAGCAACCGCTGCCTTCGCAGCAGGTTCCATCTCCGCAGCCGGGCGATCAGCAGGGCGTGCTGCCGGTCAAGGGCTGGTACAAGCCGTTTGCCGAAGTCGCCAAGGGCATGAAGGACCCGGACGGCGACCCGATCTATGCCGACGAGACGATCCGGCTGATCGAGGCGATGGACGCTCACAACGCCGCGCAGTTCGATGCGCTGGCGGGGGCGCTGGGCCCGATGGTTGTGCGAACTCACCAGGGTTTTCAGCAGTTCGCCGCCGAGCGGGCTCAACAGGCGATCGAGCAGCATTATCAGTCCATGGAAGGGCGGTTTGCCGAGCTGGGCGACGACTGGGCCGACACGTTCGGCAAGGGCGACGCCAGGGCGATGATTCAGGCCAACGCCGCCGATCCGCACGTGCAGGCCCGCGTCAAGGTGGCGGAGACGATGGAGGCGATCAAGCAGGGCCGCGCGCGGATGGGGCTCAATCCGCTGGACGACGACACGTTGTTTCAGCAGGCCCTGCGCGCGGATTTCAATCCGAAGCTGCAAGACCTTCACCAGCGCGGGATCCAGACCAAGCGGGCCGGCCGGGACAACCTGCGGACCATGCGGCCGACGCAGCGCAAGACCCCGGCGCGGAGCCAGAACGAGCGGACGCTGCAGGCGGTCGAGTCGATGCTGCAGAAGCGGGGGCGGACGCTGGGGCCGCCGAGTGAGGAAGCGATGATTGACGGGTTTTGAGGTTACGGGTGGGGACGGGGCTGACGGACGGCTCAGAGAGCCATCCTACTTTTTGAGACGGAGCAAGAGAAAGCCATGACGATTCAAGCGAGCGACATTCCGGACATTGTCGCGACCACGCGGAAAGAGGAAGGGGCACTGCGGTTTCAGCAGATCGCGCAGAGCTTGCCCTTCTACGAAGTCTTTTCCCGCATCTTCAAGCGGGACAAGGTGACGTTCCAGAGCGGGCGGGCGATTTCGCGCACGCTGATGACCAAGCTGCACCGCGCGGCGGCCGACCACGTGGGGTTCCTGGAGCCCGACGTGGTGGACATCATCGACGTGCTGGAGACGATGACCGTGGAATGGGTCCACGCGCGGACCTACTGGGGGCTGGTCTATCAGACGGACGTGCTGATGAACAGCGGCCCCGAGCTGATCCTGAACATCATCAAGCCGCGGCGGCTGGCATCCGTGCTGGGGCTGGTCGAAGAGCTGGAGGACTCGTTCTGGGCGGACGCCCCGGCGTCCGGCAACAAGACCGAGCCGTGGGGGATCAAGTACTGGCTGGTCGCCAACGCGACCGCGGGCTTCAACGGCGGCGCGCCGTCGGGTCACAGCACGGTCGGCGGGATCAATCCCACCACGACGCCGGCGTTCAAGAACTACACGCTGTCCTTCGGGGCCGTGTCGTTCATGGACTTGATCAAGAAGCTCAAGACGGCCTTCCGGGCTTGCCGCTTCGTGAGCCCCGTCCAGCATCCCGATTACCGGAACCAGATCCGGGACCGGTACCGGGGCTACGTGAACGAGACCACGATCTCGCTGATGGAAGACCTGATCCGGTCGCAGAACAGCGATCTGGGCAAGGACCTGGCGGCGATGGAAGGGCAGGCGTACATCAACGGCTACCCGATCATCCAGGTGCCGAAGCTGGACGCCGACACGACCAACCCGATCTACTTCCCGGACTTCGCGACGTTCTACCCGGTGTGCTTGAAGGGGGACTACCTGCGCGAGACGGGTCCGATCATGAGCAAGGACCAGCACAACGCTTGGAACAACTTCGTGGATCTGACCTACAACTTCATCTGCATCGACCGGCGGCGGAATATCCGGGGGTATCAGGCGTAAGGCGGGGGAGACCTGACGGTCGGGGGTTTCGGCGGGGTCGGAGACCCGCGCCGAACGCGAGGAGACCCGCGCCGAACGCGCCGAGCGCGAACAGCACGGCCAACGAAGTAGGCCGTGCCACACGGGGAAAACCAAACTTTCAGCATGGAGAAATGATCAATGTCCAGCACTTATTTGGCGGCGGAGGCGCGGAGCAACAACCGGCTGCTGACTCCGGAAATCTGGGCCCGGTTCTTGGCCAAGCGGGCTCACGATCCGAGCCGCGTGGGCTTCATCTTTGACGACTTCGAGAACGTCGCGCAGTGGGCCGACGGCGATACGGTCAAGTTCGGCGTGCATCTGGACACGGGCTGCACGGTCACTCAGCACACCGTCACGGACCTGTCCGAGGGCGAGTTCGGCGTGATGCGGTTCACGCAGGACGGCACGGACAACGACCAGGTCTCGATCCAGTGGGGCGGCAACAGCGGGGGCATCGTGAAGCTCGATCCGGTCAACGCCGGCGAGAACTTCCCGGTGGCGTTCGAGTGCCGCATGCGCATGTCGAGCGTGGCCGACACGCTGATTTCGCTGTTCGTGGGGCTGGCTCAGGAGGGTTGCTCCGCCAACGACGGCCTGATCGCCGACGCCGCGGCGACGATGGCCGACGCGGATTACATCGGCTTTCTGACCGACGAGGGCGACGGCGACGACCTGATGTTCACGTTCCACAAGGCGAGCGGGACGAAGGTGGAAACCCACGACATGGCCGCTCTGGAGGCCAACACGTGGACGAAGGTCGGGTTCATCTACGACCCGAACGCGCCGGCGGACCGGCAGATCCGGGTGTTTGTCAACGGCGCGGAGGTCGCGGCTGGGCGCGTGACCAATGCGTCCGATGGCGGCACGGGCGATACGACGGACTTCCCCGGCGGGGAGGAGATGTCGCCGATCCTGCTGATGAAGATCAAGGCGGGCACGGGCTGCACGATGGATTTTGACTGGATGGCGTGCGGGCAGTTCTTGGGGGATGACTGAGCGGGGGTGCGGTGATCGGTAATCGGTGATCGGTTGAAGACACCGGCGGGCTTACGCCGGCCGTTCGCCAATGGGGCGGTGATCGGTGGCGAAGGACCAAGGACCGGGTGAAAGGGGAGTTTCCATGTCTTACTCGAATATCCTCCGGCTTTTGAACGAGGCCTTTCGGAATGGCGGGCTGTTGATCGGCAGCTCGGACAGCAACACGGTGGCGCTGGACACGGAGAACGATCAGATCGAGCTGGACGGCATCGACGTGACGCTGGGCGATAACGATCTGGTGGTCTTTGGCGACGGCCGGGACGTTATCCTGCAATGGGACGGTTCAGCGTTCCAGCTGATTGCCGCCGCCGGTGCGACGCTGCAACTGGACGGGCCATTTCGTTTGCAGGGCTTCAACGCCCTGAGTCCCCGGTTTGAACTCAAGTGGGTTGCCGGCCAGCGCGGCAAGCCGTCACTCAACGCGGACATCCAAAACGCCAACGAAGCCACCCGCATGATTGCGGACCCGGACTTCGAGGTCTTGGGTACGAACGCCTCCAGCGATGACGTCACCTTCTACGCCGAGGGTGGGATCAAGATGGAGACCGACGGCGCCGATCACGATCAGGTGATTCTGCTTCCTCATCTGGACGCCAACCAATCGGCCTGGACGCAAGTCACTTGGGGTTCCGACAAGCAGACGGAGTGGGAATGCCACATCAAGACCGGCTCGGCGATCACCAACACGGTCATCTGGGCCGGCTTGAAGCTGACCAATACCTCGGTGACGGCTACCGACGCCGATCAGGCGTTTTTCCGCTACCAAAACGGCGTCAATGACGGGAAGTGGCAGGCCGTGGATTCCGTGGGCGGCACAGACCACGAAACGGACGCTGGCGTGACGGTGGCGGCCAACACGGAATACAGCTTGCGGATCGCGATTGATTCGAGCCGCCTCGCGAAGTTCTACATCAATGGCGTGCTGGTCAAGACCAGCGTGGCGTTGACAACCGAGAAGGACTTCATCCCGTACATCGGGATCCAGGGCGAGGGCGCGGCCGAAGCCAAGCACCTGTACGTTTTCGGTCAGAGGATCAGTCGCGTGATCGGCTGATCCGATGTGTGATTCGGACCGCAGGGGGGCAGACTCCGCGGTCGTCTGTGAAGGGAATTTGCCGTGTTGGTGAAACACAAGGCGGTGGCGATTGTCTGTGCGGCCGATGGGTCGGCGACGGTCTGGACGACGGGGCCGATCAAGGGCCGGATCGTGGGGATCTTTTACACCCAGGGGACGATCGACAACGGGGCGACGCTGACTTTTACCGGCAAGGACAGCGGGACGCCGATCGTGGCCATTGCGGGCAACGCCAGTTCGCCGGTGTATCCGCGGACGGGCGTGGTTGACGGGTCCAACTCGGCGATCACGAATTCGTGGGATTACGTCCGGTTGTTCGAGGAACAGATCAAGTGCGTGGTGGCCAATGGCGGCAATGCGAAGGCGGGGTCGTTTTGGGTGTTGACGGAGGAACCCGCGGGCTGACGCCACGCGGTTCGCCGAGAGGACCCGCGGGCTGACGCCACGCGGTTCGCCAAGAGAGAGGGTTTGCGATGAACAGCACGATGAAGGCTCGATTTGAGGTTCCCCACGGGTACGCGATTCCGGAGGCCGACGAGGCTCGGCTGCGGACGCTGCTGAATCTGCCGGCCGTGGAGGGCCAGCCGGCGCCGGAGCTGCCGGACGCGATTGTCGGCGGCTACTACGCCATGAAGCGGTGCTGCGACCTGCTGGGCTGCGGCGTGACCGATTGGCAGATTGCCACCGTGGTTTGCCTGGCCCTGCTGGCGGACACCGGCGCGGTCAAGCCGGTGGAGCTGGTCCCGGAGATGCCGCCGGATTTTCGGCAGTTGGTCCGGGAACTCAAGATTCCGATGGGGGCGCTGGTCGCTTGCCAGTGGGCGGGCGAAGTGCGTCCTGGCTACTTCAACGGGTTCGTCGGGGACCAGGTGCAGGTCCAGATCGGCGGAGTGGATCGGTTCCTGGAGCTGAACCAGGTCCGGCCGGCGCGGGAGTCGGAGTTCGTGGAGTTGCCGAGGAACGTGAACGAGCGGTGATCTGAGCTTGGGCAAGCAGAAAGGTGAGGGGCGTGTCCTCATTGAGGCTGATTTCGCACGTGATCGTGGACATCGACGGCAAGCCGTATCAGATGGGCTCGCTGACGCAGGCCAAGACGCTGACCTTGGGGTCGGACTTGATTTACGAGAGCGTGCATTCCGTGGGGCCGGAGACTCAGGTCAAGATTTTCGACGAAGACCAGGACCTGGCGGACTTTGACTTCCTGCTGATCGAGAGCGACTTGACGGTTCAGCTTTACTTTGGCACCGATTCCGTATCCGAGTATTTCCGCATTGAGCTGCCGGGGAGCGGCGTGGCAAATTCGTATGGAATCCCGTTCATCCTGGGTTCCGATTACGCGCAGTTCCTTGGTCTTGGCGACGACGTGATTCACGACATTTACGCCTACAACGCTGACGCGGAGGACACGGCGAGAGTCCATATCTTTGCAGCGACGTAGCGGCGCAGGAGAGGCAGACCATGACCGTTACGGCCAGCTCGATGGCGGTGGATTACACGCGGCTGCTGCGCGAGTTCTGCCGGTTCACCGGTTACGACGAGGACAACCTGACCGACCTGCAGCTGGCGGACTTTCAAGACGTGCTGCGCACCGCTCTGAATCAGGTCATTCATCCGCCGTTGGTTCCGACGCTGGGGGCTCAGGCCCATCAGTGGTCTTGGCTGCGGCCGGTGTTCACGATGGAAACGGCCGCCAATCAGCGGCGCTACACCCTGCCGATCGACTTCGAGCGATTCATCGGCCCTCTGAATTTTCAGCCGGAGGAAGGCGAGTACCACGAACTGGACTATTACCCCAGTTCGCGGCTGATGAACCTGGCGAACTCGATCAACGGGACCGGCACGCCGGCCATGTATTCGCTGGAGCCAGTGGCGACGGACGGCACCACGGAACAGCTTTGGCAACTGGTCCTGCACCCGACGCCTGATGGGGCTTACAAGCTGATCGGGCAGTACCAGATCGGGGCCCGGATGCTGTCGGCGGATTATCCCTATCCGCCCGGCGGGCCGGTCCACGGGGAATTGTATATCGCTTCGGTGCTGGCGGCGGCCGAGGCCAAGCTGGACGACGAGAACAACGGCCAGAAGCAGGCCGCCTTCATGGCCCGGCTGATGGCGGACATCAGCATCGACATGCAGCGCCAGCCCACGACGCTGGGCTACTGCGGCAATGGCCGCGGTCGCTTTCCTCGCAGCCGTTCCGAAGCCCGGCGGATGCTTGGCGGTTTGACCACGGGTTACACGACGTACAACGGCGGAACCGAGCTATAACGGAGAGTGCGCATAATGCCGTATAAAAAGATCACGGACCTAGACGCCCTGACGGCGATTACCGACGACGACTTGTTGGTCGTTGTCAACAGTCCTGGCAGCGGGCCGGGGACGCGCAAGATCACTTGGGCCGAGATCGTGGCCTATTTTGCGACCGGCACGAACGCGCTGACGCTGACCAATACCGGCTTGCACTTGCTGGACACGAACGCCAGCCACGATTTGATTATCAAGCCGGGATCGGACTTGACCGCTGACCGGACGCTGACGCTGACCACAGGCGACGCTGCGCGAGCGTTGACGTTCACGGCGGACGTGACGATCAGCGCTGCGACCAGCATCACGGCTGCGCTGACCGTTGGTGGGGCGACTTCGATCACCGGCGGCTTGACCGTCGAGTCGGCCAGCCTCATCAATCAGGACTTGACGACTGATTCGACCGGAGTTCGGTTCGCCGGACTTGGGATCAACACGAATCCAACGAGTCCGCTGCACGTCACCAAGACTTACACAGGCGGCGCTGCAGCCGCTGAGTACGGGGCCAATCTCACGATCACGTATTCTGGAGCCGATACCGGGGTCAAGTCTGCCTTGTACGCCTACGCCACCGCGACGCACACCAGCGGGACGCTGGCTTCGCTGTACGGAATGTACGGATACGCAGTGGCGGCAGGAAGCGGGGGCACAACCACAACGCTGGCCGCGATGATTGCGCAGACGTATATCGGAGCCGGGACCACGATTGGCAATGCCTACGGCGTCTACGTTGCGACGGGGACGCAGAGCGGCACGCTGACGACCAAGTACGGGATCTATGTTGAGGCCAACACGGCGGCCTTTGCCACGAACAAGTACGGCCTGTACGTCGGCACGCAGTCTGGGGCCGCGACACTGAACTGGTCTTTGTACGTTGCTGGCGGTGCGTCCTACTTTGGCGACAACGTAGGAATTGGCCAAGCCAGCTTTGGCACGGCTGCGACCAAGACGTTGGCGGTCGGGACCGGGACAGCGCCGTCGAGTTCGCCGGCCGATGCGTTCCAGATGTACTCGGCCGATCAGGCGGCGGGCAACGCCTGTCCGCATTTCCGGACGGAGAACGGGGCGACCGTCAAGCTGTACCAGCAGGCGGCGATCGCCGACACGTCGGGGGAGTCGCTGGCGAATGTGGAGGCCGAGGTCAACAAGCTGAAGGCGGTTCTGCGGAACGCCGGCCTGATTGCCACGTGACGGGGGAGAGATGGCAGGTTTCTTGCGTACTTCCGGGATCGAATCGCGGGCCGGCGCGAGATTGCGGCGGGCCGCTGCGTCCATGTCGCGCCGTACAGCGGTTGCCGGGACGCCGTTTCTGGTGGAAGGCGGCATTGTCGTTAAGGCCAATCCGCTGAGCGTGGTCGATGAGCGGTACAGGCGGGACGGGCTGTTCATCCAGTACGCCTCGATGGCCGTGGATGCCTACGGATTCTCCCTGGATGAAGACGGCCGCCTGGCGGTTGCCTTCACGGACGCCCTTACTTCCGGTCGCGTCTTGGGGCTGTACTGGAGCGAGAGCGACAGTGCGTATGTCTTGAACCTTTACGACACGATTGTCGCTCAGTTCACGGCCACCCGCATCCTGTGCGACGACATCTTCGCCGGCAGCGGCGATTTTGATTTCGTCCGGATCAACGCTGGCAGTGGACCGGCGGCGGGCATTCCCGGCAGCGGTGAATGCGTGGTGTACGTGCAGAGCAGCGGCGGGGTGGATTATCTGCGGGTCAAGTTCAACAGCGGGGCGGTTCGCGAGATCGCCAACAGCAGCCAAAACCTGGTTCAGTTTGACGGTATTGGGGTCAACGGAGGCATACCCTCGGCCGGCGAGATCGCTTTCGACACAGCCGGGACGATCTACAGCGGCGGCGGGCTGCTGACAGGCAATTTGACGCTGGCCTGCCGCGGCGTGTCGGGCGACATCATCTTGAGTCCGGCCGGCCAGGCAGAGGTTGACGGCGTGCTGGTCACGGGCGGCGCAACTCACTACACCCAATTTGACGCGACCGGTCACCAAACGATGGCCGGCAGCGCGAAGCCGTGGGACGATCTTCGTGTCGAGCCGGTGGCCAGAACTACCGGGGCCAATGCGCCCGCGTTCGAGAAGTGGTTGGATGATTCTGGCGGGACCAGCCGCGGGGTGTACCTGTACTCATTCGACGACGCCGTGGGCGGCTCGGAGAAGGAAGTCTTCTTCTCGATGCAGATGCCGCACGGCTGGGATGGCGGCGAGATTCATCTGCACGTTCATTGGATCGGGGCTGTGGATGACACGACCGCCGCTCCGCGATGGGGCCTGGAGTACGCCTGGAAAGACGTTGGGCAGGTCTTCGGGGATACCACGATCGTCTACAGCGACGGCTCGAACTACACGGAGACAGGGACCGATGCGGACGTTACGGCGCTGAAGCACTACATCTCCAAGTTCTCGGCTCTTACGCCTGGGACCTCGGCTGACGGCATTTCGAGCGTCTTGATCGGCCGGCTGTTTCGCGACTCGGCTGATGCGGGAGACACGTACAACGCCGCCGGCGCCAAGTGCGGGCTGTTGTACATCGACGCCCACTATCAATTAGCGAGGATCGGATCAACGGACGAATATACGGCGTGATTGGGGCGCGAGAATGCCAGTGGAAAACACCACAAACGTGAGATCCCTTGGGCAACAGTTTGCGGCTTGCGACGAAGCTGTCGAGTGGGCCGTGCGCGAGTGCCGCGACGCACGCGAAATCTGGGTGAAGGCGGATGCGGAAAAGCTGGCCTGGATTGCCACGCGGCCGGGCGTCTTGACAGACGGGCAGCTCATGGAGTTCGTGGAAGAGGCACTGCGCGTTACGCCGCCATCGGATGATCGACAGTTGTCGCGCATTCGGGCCTGTCTCGACGGTTCAGACATGATGACGTACCCGGAGAACTGCAGCCGAGCGTTGTGGGCGGCCCTGGCTCTCGTTTGCTGGGGTCGGTTCCCCGGCGGAGATCAAGATGTTACCCGCTTGACGCAGGCCGCGATCCTACGGCGTGTGTGCCCGCAGCCGGTTTCTGAAGGGCCTGAAAAGTGACAGTTGAAACGTTCACGACAAACGGCACATGGACTTGTCCGGCTGGGGTTACGTCGGCGGTGGTCGTAGCGTATGGCGGTGGCGCGGGCGGAGCGAATGGCAAGGGTAGTTTGGGTGGCAATGGCAGTGGCGGCGGGGCCTATGCCCGTGCAGAACTGACTGTTACTCCCAGCGCTGAGTACACAGTCAATGTTGGTGCCGGTGGCGCTCCAGGGTCGGGGATGGGTGGCGACACAAGTTTTGTCAGTGGCGCAGACGTGCTGGTTAAGGCGGTTGGCGCAATCGGCGCAACTGGCGGACTTGTAGCCAATTGCATCGGCGATGTGAAGTACGCCGGAGGCAATGGAGGACTCGGCACTTCAGGCCAGCCTGGCGGCGGTGGCGGAGGCTCGTCTGGCGGTTCTGAGGCACCAGGAAATAACGGCAGCTCTGGAGGTGCTACTGGAGGTGACGGAGGCGTCGCACCAACGGATGGATATGCCGGAGGCAGGGGCGGCGATAGTGGACAGGTTGGCAGCGACGCTCCTTCATACAGCGGAGGTGGCGGAGGTGGTGGCTTAGGAACAACGGCGGGAGGTGCGGGAGGTCCGGGGCTCTTGACCATTGAATACACACCGCCGTCCGGAAGCTGCGGCCCACCAAGGGCTTTGTTTGATTGGTAGGATTGGCAATGGCTACAGTTGTTGAAATTTTTTCCGCCGACGATACCTGGACTTGCCCAGCGGGCGTAACCAGTGTTGTGGTCGAGTGCGTAGGGGGCGGCCAAGGCCCGGCAAATCCCAATGCGTTTACCGGCGTCAATGGCGGGGGTGGCGGGGCCTATGCGAGCAGCACCGTAGTAACGACTCCTGGAGTCACGTATTCAATTGGGATTGGTGCAGGCGGTTCTCCTGGGCATGGTGGCGAATCAAGTTCCTTTGGGCCACAGGGGGGAGACGCGCTTGTCAAGGCGGTGGGCGGCAGTGCGGGCAGTGGAGGCAGTGCTGCAAGCTGCACTGGAGACACTTGCTATTCTGGCGGCAACGGCGGCGCGTGTACCGCCGGTCCTAGTGGCGCTGGGGGGGGCGGGGGATCGTCTGCGTTTAATGCAAACGGCAATCCCGGAGGGAATGCGAGCGGTACGACGGGCGGCGCTGGCGGCACGGCACCTGCCGGCGGGGGCNNCGGCGGCGGTGGCGGCGGCGGCGGATCGTCAGGAGGTACGAGCGGTTCAGGGGCTGATGGCAAGGTGATTTTGACCTATGAATTGCCTGAAGCCAGCAATGGTCCTCCAAGGGCGTTGTTTGATTGGTAGGGGCATGGCTGCGCACGAGAGCTACATTTTGAGGTTTCCGGTCAAGGGCCTTGTGGAGACCACGGCCTACCAGGATCAGCCTGCGCACACGTCGGCCCGCTTGCTGAACGTCCGGGCCTTTGACGCGGACACGGACCGGGCCCGCGGCGGAAAGCGGCCGGGGCTGTCGAAGTGGTCTTCGGCTCAGGTCAATTCGGGGAACGACATCCAGGACATCATTTCCGTCGTCACTTCGACGGCCTACGCGGCGAGCAATCAGTCGATCTCGGTCCGCTCGTTCAAGACGCTGGCCGTGGCCGGCGGGGTGCTCAAGACCGTGACGCCCACGGCCGCGGCGGCGCCAGGGACCGGGACGGGGACGTTCGTTGCGACCGCGCCCGTGATCTTCTCGGCTGAACTGTTCGGGGTCGTGTACTGGTGCGACGGTACGAATTACTCGAAGTACACCGTGGCGACCGACACGGCGGCGACCTGGACTGCGGCGGCCGGATCGCTGCCGAGTTCCGGGGCCAATGTCTGCCGGCTGATCGAGCTGTGGAACGGCCGGATCGTGATGGCGGGATTGGTGGGCGACGATCACAACTGGTTCATGTCCAAGCAGGGGGACGCGACGGATTGGGATTATGCTCCGGACCCGCTTACCGAACAGGACGCGGTTGCCGGCAACAACAGCTTGCTGGGCAAGCTGGGCGACGTAATCAACGGCATCATCCCGTACAACGATGACATCCTGCTGTTCCTGGGCGACCACTCGATCTGGCAGATGTCCGGCGACCCGATGGCCGGCGGCCGGATCGACCGCGTTTCGGACATCACAGGCGGGGCCTGGGGGCGGGCTTGGTGCAAGGACCCCTACGGCCGAGTCTGGTTCTACGGCAGCCGGGGCGGGGTGTATCGAATGGTGCCCGGCCAAGCGCCCGAGCGGGTCAGCAGCCAGGCTGTCGAGGCCCGCATGCGGCGGACGGACCTTGCGACTCACTTCGTCCGGATGGCCTGGAGCGACGACGAGCAAGGCGTGTACGTGTGGATGGTCCCGACGAGGGACGATTCCGTCGCGGACAACTATTTCTACGACGTTCGCACCGACGGCTGGTTTGTGGATGCATACGCGGAATCGGACCACTATCCGCGCGCGGTGTTCGTGTTCGACGCCGACAACCCGAACGACCGGGCGATCCTGCTGGGCGGGAAGGATGGTTACATCCGCCAGATCGACCAGGGGGCCAAGAACGATGACGGGACGGCCATCGAGTCCTACGTGATGATCGGCCCGATCCGGCCGCGGGGCAAGGCGTCCGAGTTCCTGATCGACCAGATCGAAGTCACGCTGGGCTGGAACTCGGACGGCGCGGATGGGCTGTGTCGGCTGTGGATCGGCGACACGGAAGAGGACGCGCTGGCCGGCATCGAAGTCGAGTTGGAAATGCTGCTGACCGAAGCGGGGGAAATCCTGATTCTGGAGGAAGCGTCCGATCCGTCGTTCCAGATGGACTTGGTGGCCGGCAAGAGCGTTACGCATCATCCGCGGGTCCGGGGCTACGCCGCTTACGTCGAGATCTTCAATGACGACCTGCACGTGCGATGGTCGCTGGAGCGGGTCGAGTTGCGGCTGAAGGTGCTGGGGAGCAAGCGGTAGGAGAGCATTCATGGCTTGGACCAATTATCACGACTGGCTGATGACCGAGGCGATCGCGCTGATGTCGGAGCCGGGCTGGAACGAGCAAAACGAAGACGGGACGTACAAGTATCCCGATCTGATGACCCGCTTGGAATCCATCCGCGGAGAGCTTTCCACGGCGGCGCAAGGGATGGGGGAATTGCCCAAGCTGGACCCGACGACGGGGCAGATTCAGCGCGACCAGTCCGGGAACGTCGTCTACGAATCCTGGGACGACAAGATGGGAAACCTGCTGTCCCAGTTTGAGCAGTCCCGTCTGCAAGGCGAACAGTTCACGAACGCTCAGATCAACGCCCTGCTGGGCGGCACGGGCGGGCAGTGGAATCCATACGATCCGAGGACCGGTCTGGGTGTGATGTCGTATCCGCAGATCGCTCAGGCGGTTCAGCAGGGCTACGTTCAGCCCGGTTCGGATGTCATGGCCGGGATGTACCA